AGCGTCTATATTTCCTGAGTCAAACTTGAAACTTATCTCATCAATCGCAGAAGTTGTGTTGATGTAACCACCGCCGTGAGAAGTGACCTCATATTCACCGTGGTCTGTCCCGTTTCCCACAGCTAGGAAGTGCTTTATATAAGTTGTTGATGCTGGAGCGTAAAGCGTCAAGATTCCAGAAACACATTGGTCATTGTCTGACCCTGTGCCGGTTGAAAAAATTCGCTGATAAGCCGTTCCTTGTGCTTGGTCTGCTCCACCATCGTAACCGAGCGTACCGCCCGTGCCATCCTCTTTAAGATATGCACGAAACGAAGTAGATGTAATTGTCTCGTTGAACCCGCTACCGCCGCTTGCATTGACTTGAAAGACGAAATTCACATTGTTGGTTGCAGGGTGCATATTGACACAATGCCACTCGAACGATTTATATGCGCTAGTGATGCCCGAAGTGATGTCAATGCTGGAATCAGCAGACGCAGTATGTGTGGAGATTAGTTTCTTAGTCATTAGGAAGTCGCCACCCCGTACAGGTTGAATGTTCCTGTGAACGTACCACCGCCAAGAGCCTTGAACTGGAGAGCAGTAATGGCTTCCGCTGTGTTGATATAGCCAGCGATGTTTGCGTCATACGCAGCAGCACCAGTGTCAGTCATAGACCTCGACATAAAATGCTTCACGTAAGTTGTAGATGAGTGACCGAATATCATTATGTTCCCTGCACCTGACGCATCGGCTTGGTCTTGGTCTTGATATGTTCCCAGCCATTGATAAGCCGTTCCCTGCGCTTGGTCGCCACTGGTGTAATACGCAAGGTTCGCAGTAGAATCAGCCTCGTTGTGATACCCACGAAAATAGGTGCTGGTTATCGGTGCGTTATATGAATAACTCGACGTAGTAGCTTGGAAGCTAAGAACATCATCAGCCCCGTCCGTCGAGTCGAAGTTTATCCAGTCGAGCATCAGTACGTCGTAACTGCCCAGACTAGAGAACGTGACAGACGTTGCGCCACCTGCGTCTTGGCTAGAAATCAGCGTGTGTGCGTCGCTTACAAGGCTGACGCTTTGGTTGTTGACCTTCTGACCGTCGGCAAACGTAATCGAATCCAGCTTGGAAATGTCGGCGACTGCGACGTTGTTGATCTTGGATATATCAGGCAAGCAGAACCTCAGTTGTGTTGAAGTTGAAATATGCAGCGTCCGAAGCTGTTGCAACACCGACCTTCTGCACCGTGTCACCGCTTCCAGATGGGGCAGTCCCGGTCACATCACCCGCCGTAGCACTAACGAAAATATCGTTGCCAGCCGTGAATGACCAGCCTGTTAATTTCATCACTCCCTGAACCATCACATCGACCGGGTTGGTATCTGATCCGGTGCTTGTGCAAATACCGAGGGCTGGCATAGAAGTTACAGCGTCCGCATCAGACAGCAAAACCTTTCCACCAGTCCCCATGTAGACCACATCACCAATGGCAAGAGTAGCCCCGGCGGTGAACGAGAAAATCAATCCAGTCGCATCGCCGCTTGTGCCGGGGGCTGTATTGCTAAAGTCAACCTTCCCATCTTCTGCGACACTTACTGTGCCTGTGCTTACTGTTCCGGTGGTAGTGATAGCCCCTGAACCCACATCAATCGAAGTGAACCCAGAAGTTATTGAGCCAGAGTTCAGCGCGCCAACGGTAACAATAGAACCTGAACCAGCCGCAGCACCCGCACCAATATCGCTGAGAACTTCCGCTGCGCTTCTGCCTTCGACGCTTGTTCCATCAATACGCAAGAAATCATCATCGCTGCCAGAAGATATATTAGACGCAGGGAGCGTGCCAGTTACGTCAGTGGATAGATTGACCTGCCCCCATGCTGAAGTGCCTGTGCCGGTGGCTCTGAGGACTTTGTTGGCGGTTGGAGTGCTTGCCCCTGTGCCGATCTTATCCTCTGCACTATTGACCGCCGTGTTCAGATCAGTCACGCTCTTGGCTGTTACGTTCAACCCGACTGCCACGTTTGCACTATGAGCAACGCCAGACGTTCCCTGCTGTTCGCGTACTACTGTTAGAACATCAGTAGACCGATTCGTGCAGGATAAAATCTCGTCCTCAATCGTAATGTGGAACGGGAACGATGAAGGGAACAAAGCCCCCTCGCCCGACGCTACCGTTAGCGACGTTGCAACATCAGTGATGCCCGATGCCAGCGTAGAGATTGCATTGTTTTTGACTACTAGAAATGACGTTGCCATGACTTCCTCTAAACGACTATCGTTTCTGCTCCCGGTACGGCATACATTTCATCGACTACCGCAAGATCGAAAACAGACCCAGACGCAAACGTGCTTGCCGATGTGAAAATTGTCACGCTTGTTATTGCCGATGTGTCTAACCATAACCCACCAGATGAATGAACGCTGTCCTCGACTTGTCCTGATAAAGCCACCAGCGATTTATATGAGCGAGTCGAAAACGCATCAGGAACTAAAAATTCGCCGCCACTAAACTCGTTTGATGTACTCGACAAGATGCCAAATAGAAGCGAGGTTTGCGCCGAACTACGAACTGCCGATGCTGATGAGACTGCGCCCTTCATTATCTGATAATTATAGTTTGCCCCCGTGTCGGTGTTGAACCTGACCAAGATATTGGGCGTGCCTGTTGTGGCGATAGCATTCACGCGAACGACTAGATGCCGATGTGTGAACGGCAACGATGGAGTGCCAACGCTGAGAGTTACGGTCGAAGCAGTTGTCGAAAGTTCAGTATTGACTATGGTTCGGGTCGGAATGGAAAGCAACTAAATCCCCTCGTTGATACCTGCGAACACACCTTGATCGACTGCTTCGTTGATGCCCTTAGTGATTGTTTCACTCAAGTCCTCGGCTACCACGCTTCCTTCGACGGTCACATTGATGACAGGATATGGGGCTGTACCCGGCAGCATTGGCGGCGCGCCACCTAAACCGCCCCGTGATTCAGTTATCAGCGCACCCAGAGCCTCGCCTCTAAACGCAGCGGTGTTCATCAAGGCAGGGTCTGTGACTCTTTGCTGGCTGGCTTTGAAAGCAAGTATCGCAGCGACGGCAGTATCATCATCGCCCGCCGTAATGCCGCCAGCGGGTATGACTGATGGCAGAGCGAATACGGTTGCCTTCAACGCCTCAAATTCTGCAAATTGTTGTTTTGCGAGTAGTTCTAAACCTTTTCGCTTTGAGTCTTGAACATCAAAGAATCGTTCCAGATCATCTTCTCTTAGCGTTTTCAAATCTGCGTAACGCTTCTCACTTGCAGCAACAATCGCCTCGGCTTCTGCAAAAGCAGTTTCTTTATTTTTTTCGGCGAGTTGTTTAGCGTTGTCGGCGATCAAATTTCCGTTGTCAGCGAGGAAACGTTGAAGTTCGATGGCGTTGTTTTTCGTTCCTTCATACATATTGTCTATGGAAGCCATTTGGAGAGTGACAGCATCGCCAATAGTGGCGAAAGAAATTGCAATGCGTTCAGCAGAAGTACCAGCCACACCAGTGAACAATTCGATTGCGCTCGTTGCTGATTGAACTTGTTCTTCTATTTCAAGAATTTTTCCATCATTGATCTCTTTGAGCATTGCATTCCACTCAGCAAGAATTTCTTCTGATGATGCGGCATTTCTGCTTAGATATAAAATTGCCCCGGTGAAAACTGCAAGCAATCCACCAGTGGCAACAGTAGATGTACCCAGCGAGGCAATGGCGGCGGTAGAACCGGTGACTGCCGCTTTCGCACCAAACAAGGCTGTTCTTATTGCGGATAAACCACGCGCCACAGGCGGGAGTGCCAAACCTAGAACAGAAACCGCTCCAAGAATTCCACCAAACGCTATACCTGTATTTATTACAGGGTCGGGCATATTGCCCATCGTAGTGGCAACCCCGTTTAATTTATCTAACAGTTGAGCAGTTACAGGGAGTAATTTCTCACCAATTTCAGCCCGCAAGTCCTCCATATTTTTTTGCATTTCACGGCTTTGGTTGGCGACTGATTCAGATGCTCTAGCTACGTCACCTTGCGCGTCACTTAATTGACCCATAATCAGAGTCATGCGCGCCTGAACTTTCGCACCCTCTGAAAGTTCGCCGTTTACATCAGCAAGACCGAGTTCCATCGCCTTTGCTTCAACAGCGGCAGCAGATAGCAAAACACCAACAGTTCGCAGCGGTTCGACTTCACCAACTAGCCCTGCACGAATCTTCTGAAGGGCAACGTCGATTTCTAAGTTCTTGAAGGATGCAAGATCAGCAGCGAGTTTCGTTGCCTGAACTGACATTTCTGCCGACGCTGATGCTGTTAACCCTGAAGCATTGAAGATACCGCCTAATTGCGCTGTGTACTCGAACGCTGCCCTGCGTGAAAGGTTGAACGCCCCTGCTGCGCCATTAGCAAAATCATCGACAGCAGCAAAGGCACTTTTGAATGTAACCTCTGCCGCTTGTGCTGATTCTTCAAGGTCTGAGGCAGCTTTTACCGAGACAACTGCAACAGCGGTGGTCGCAGCACCAATGGCAAGGAACGCAGTTCGCATTCCCTTCGCTTTAGCGGTGATGCCGTCAATGCTCTTGCTGGCTTGGTCAACAGCGGTGACGATAATCTTTGCTTCGTTAGCTGCCATTCTTCGGCTTTCCTTGTCTAGCGTATGCGCCTAAATCAGCGCGCTTTGCAATCGACCAGTTCTGTACATCTGCTTCGAGTATGTCTGTTGGTAATTGTCCATATCTTTGGGCTAGTTGGTCAACCGCCTCCGCTATGATTATGTCGCCCGGCAGCGGTGCAGCAACTAGACCGACGCTTCTTGTTCGCTCGGCTGCGAGTCTAAATTTTTGTCACCGCCGAGAGTCTCAGTCCACTTGCTCACAATGGCATTGAAAACATCAGCGTCCAGAGCAACAACGCCGTCGCCTGTCGGTGGTAGATCGTCCCCAGCCTCGTTTGTGAAGTTCCAAGAAACAAGAACATCATCACCGAACTGGCGAATCAATTTTTCTTGCTTCCTCAATCCTGCGTTATCCATGCCCATGATCTGAAACAGAACAGACATTGGAGTGTTAGCAACAACAACCACTTCGCCGCCCTCATAGTCGCCTGTGAGTTCGAGCGTCGTGGTCTTGCGTTTGACCGTAAACTTCTTCGTTCGCTTTGCCATCATTCACCTCCGGGTTAGTGATGTACTAATTCTGTTATTTTATGACCAAGTTGGAACAGTACCGCTGGCAAGCGCACACGTGACAGACCATGTGAAATCACCCGCTGCTGATCGAGTCAAAGCATAGTCACCAAGAACCATTTCCATCGAAAGCGTTTGACCGCTGATTGCGATAGTCACGGTTCTAACAACCGAAGTGCTTGGAATTGTTTTCAGTACAGCGTGTGACATATTTGCTGCGTCATTGAAAACGCCGTTCATTGTGAACGTACCGTCAGCGAGCAACTGCAATCGCTCGTTGGCAGATTTGTCCACACCTGTGACGTTCTGTTCAGCACGCGCCGTGTTGATACTGAAGTCCGTTATGTCGTTGGATATGTCTCGAAGCGAACCACCGGAATCGTCCACCGATACGGTCGCACCAAGACCACTCTCTTTAGCCATGTTAGTTGTCCTCTGCCGTTCCTCTGCGAATCATCGCAGCCACGACTAGATTGCTGAATGTCCCTGACGCTTCGATGCGTAAGGCTTTCTCAATCGTACCAGCGACAACGAGCCGCTCGGCACTTCGAGCAGAATTGATTGTGAACGTTCCAATGGTTTCCCATGAGCCATCGTCACCGTCCGTTGTGTCTGACGAGTCCTGCAACGTAATCGTAGGAGTGCCAGATGCGAGTGTGAATATCTGAAGATATGCAACAACACCAGCGGTTGTCTGAGCGTCGATGTGACCCGTTAGATCGCCCGCTGATGAGATCGTTTCCTTCATGGCGATAGACTCACCCCATGCGGGAGCGTTTCCGTCTGCCTGAAGCAACTGGGTCGTGCCTGTTAGTGAGCCTTCTGCACCGCGTGTCCAGTCGTAATTGATCTGCTTTGCGTTCATTGCGAATGCAGGTTCACCGCGTGTAGTACTGACCAAGAACATGCCCTGACGGTCGGTGGTCGGGAGCGTACTCAGAGCGTCGTGTATTTTATCGGTCGCATCATTGAAGAACGTGTCGAATGAAATCTCACCATCAACGAGAAGTTGTATGCGTTCGGTCGCGCTCTTGTCGATGCCTGTTACGTTCTGCTCGCCTCTTGGCGTGCTGAGATTTGACAGCGCACCAACGTCGCCAGAAATGTCGTAACCGCCGACGTACAGCTGGTTGCCTAGCCCGCTTCGTTTACTCATGGCGTGATTGTCTCCGCTTCCAAGTCGTGTATCAATAGGTCGAACGTAACGATGCGATTCACCGCACCGCTACTCCACTGAAAATAATCCACCGCTGCATCGTCAATATCTAAGTCTGCCACCAGCCCACTAAGGTTGGAGTCGCCGACCAATGCAGCTTTGACGTTTCGCACAGTGTTCCAGATCGCTAAGTCAACGTTCTTCTTTATTGTAGGTGATGCGATCACAGGGAAATAAGCCCTAATCCTAAACCGCTCAGTGACCATCACGTTGCCGAGGGTCTTTGGGGCTACGTCATAAGCCTCATCACCGACGTACCAAAACGCAATGACAGCCTTCGTCGGAATCTGCACAGGCTCGCCGACATAGTACGCTTGGAAATTGGGACTGCTTACAGTCTTGAGAAGTGCATCTATGCGCGCCACAACCGCTGGACGATCAGCCATTTAACCGCCCCGCAATTCTCTTAGCCAGAAGTTGAGGCAGGTTCTTTCGGCGTAGCAACTGCCAAGCGTTGCGAAACATGTGATATAAGCCCTCAATGAAGTTGGCGTATACGACGTTCTTGCCCTGCGTTACTTCACCAGCGTCTATGACCGCATGAAGTGAGTCCACCCGTGTCCCTGTGACCGACTCACGCAGGAAGCCAGTAACTAAACCATGCCCCGGAAATAACTGAGTCTTGACCGCAGTTTCACCGAACATCGCAGCTTCGTAGAGTATCTTCTCAGTCTCTTGACCGATGATCTTCTCAACTTTACGAGGCGACCAAATCACCCCTTTGAATTGAACGTCTGTTCCTGCCACTTAGAAATAAACCCCTGACAAATCGCGGGTCTG